TTGGCTCCAAAAAGTCGTTTGATGCTTGTGCCTTTTTACCGAATTTCTTACCTGCTGCCATTTTGAATCTCCTTTTTCCTATTTAAATTTCTATTACGCCATCAAGTCGCCGTAGACAACCCATGTATTTGCTGCTCTCTTAAAGAGAGTTGCAGATGACCAGGTTGTACGAAGTTTTAGGCCAGGTGTTGCGTTAACTGTAACTGTTCCTGATACTGGGGCAATTGTTACTTGTCCAGCTCCAGTCTGCAGAATATCAATAGATGTTCCGATTGGGAAATCTAGAGTTGCATCTGCTGGTATTGTTAAAGTTAGAGGTGATCCTGATCCCATTTCGATCAAGTCATCTCTTTCAGTTAATGCTGACAGTGTATAAGATGCTGTCTTCTGAATGATTGGTGTCCGTGATGGTACACCTTCTTTTGTTTGTGTACCGTCTGTAAATGCTACACCTGAAGCAGAGGCTGTAATTAATCCTGTTGCTGTAATTGCTGGTGCTGTTACTGTACCAGTAAATGTTGGTGAAGCAATTGGTGACTTTGTAGCAATTGAGTTTGTAATTGTTGTTGAGAATGATGCGTCATTTCCAAGAGCAGTTGCTAACTCATTAAGAGTATCAAGTACTGCAGGTGCTGATGCTACAAGGTTTGAAACTGCTGTTCCTACGAATGCTGTAGTTGCAACCTGTGTAGTTGATGTTCCTGCTGTTGCAGTTGGGGCAGTTGGTACACCAGTAAGTGCTGGTGAAGCAAGTGGTGCCTTTAGATCAAGTGCTGTCTGCTCTGCAGTTGAAATTGGTTTATTTGCATCTGAAGTATTATCAACATTTCCAAGACCAACCATTGACTTTGTAATACCAGAAACTGTTCCAGTGAAAGTTGGTGAAGCAAGGTCAGCCTTAAGTGCCAATCCTGAGTTAACAGTTGCAGTTAATGCTAATGCTGATGTGTCTGAAATACCGTGTACGCTTGTTGTATCTGCGGTGTGAGTATCTAAATTTGTTGCTGCTGTGGTTGCTGCAGCTGCAATTGCTGTTGCTCTAGCAGTTGCTTCTGCTGTAATTGCTGCGCCTCTAGCAGTTGCTTCTGCTGCGACTGCACCAGTAACATAAGTTTGATTTGCTAATACTGATGTGTCTGCAATTCCGTGTACAGATGTAGTATCATTGTTGTGAGCAGTAATTTCAGTATTGACATAGTTCATTGTTGCCAATGCTGTCATGTCTGCTACTCCGTGAACGTTTGTGCTAACCTGACCGTGTGTTGCAATTCCTGCGACTGTCTGTGTTTGAATATCGTCTACATATTTCTTAGTTGATGCATCATAATCTAATGTAGGTGTTGCAAGACCTGTGATTTTGCTATTACCCATTGCAATAGCGCCAGTCATTGTTCCGCCAGATTTTGGTAATCTAGTATTTATGCTAGTATTCATTGTAGTTACAAAATTTGCGTCATCATTGATGGCTGCTGCTAACTCGTTAAGAGTATCTAGTACTCCAGGAGCTGCGTCAATTACATTTCCTAATTGATTAATCGGCACCTGTCCTTGTGCATCTAGTGATGCTACTCCGTTGGCAACGCCTCTATCGGCTACCTCAAGATAGTCTCCAAGTGTATTTGTTAAATCTGAAGGAACAACGTTTGCATAAGCTAGGGATGTCCAAGCAGTAGAACCTGTTCCAATTTTAGTTTTTCTAGTATCTGACTCTACGCCCATTTCTCCTGCGGCTAGAGTTGGATTTGCTGAAGTCCATTGTGCTGCGGTACCTCTGCGAATTTGAATTCTTACTGTTGACATTTTATTCCCCTTTTACTGCTTTAGTTATGATATATTATATCATTTTTTTTTGTTATGCTATTGAACCTGAATCAAAAACAAGTTGAAATGAAGAGGTAGAGGGATCTCCACCACTAGCTACACCAGTTGTGCCTGAATTGTCTACTCCGTTGGCTTGAACTGTGTATATAGGCTCTCCATCATAATCGATTGCCAGACCAAGGTCCATAAATGAAATTTCTTCAGATAAGTCTGGGATATCTGTTGCAAGTGCAACGTTAACCCAAGTATTATCTAATTGAATTTGTAATTTATTTGATGCTGTATCGAATCTTAAAGGGGTTGTTCCTAGTATGACTGAAGACTGGAATGTGGCAGATCCTGCGACATTGAGTCCGTTCTTTATTCTAAAGTTTTTATCTGTTGTTGCCATTTAAGTTCACATATCCCCTAATTGTTTTTTTGGGGAGATTTCAGGCTCTCCCCTGGCCCTTTATTTAATTATTTAATTAATGTTCCAACTACAACAACTTCAGTGTTATTGTTTGCTGGGGTTACACGAATTCTTACATCTGAGCCAGAATAATCTGCAGTTACTGCAGCTAACTCTGTTCCGTTTGAATATGTAATTCCATATTCAGAAACTGCTACGTTGTTAGAAGTATCAAGTGTAACTACTAGGTCTGATACCTGAGTGTGGCTACCATTTTTTGCTTTAACTACAAGCTTAGCGCTTCTGTAATCTGCTGCTGCCCATGAGATAGCAGTTGTTGCTGCAGCGGTTACAATGTTTCCAGTTGTTGCTGCAACTTGCTTGGCAACAGAGTTGTAATTAATTGATGTAAATGCTGTAGTTCCGTTTTGCTGTGCTGTATTAGCTGCTGCTGCAGTTGCTTCTGCTGCTGCTTGAGCTGCGTTAGCTTTAGTTGTTGCATCTGATGCTGCTGCAGTGGTTGCTGCAGACTGTGCTGCGTTAGCTTTAGTTGTAGCGTCTGATGCTGCTGTTGCTTCTGCTGCTGCTTGAGCGGCATCTGCTTCTGCTTTAGCAAAAGCTGTTGTAGCTATTTGAGTAGTATTTGTATCTGCTGCTGCTGTTGGCGCAGTAGGTGTTCCAGTCAATGCTGGTGATGCTAGAGGAGCTTTTGTTCCTAGAGCTGTTGTAATAGTTGTTGTGTAATTAGCGTCATCATTAATTGCTGCTGCAAGTTCATTTAATGTATTAAGAAGGTCTGGTGCGCCGTCTACTAATGTACTTACTGCTCCTGAAATTGCTGTATTACGATTTGAAACCTCTGTTGCTATTGCAGATGAAAGAGCGGATGCTGCTGTTGCTTCTGCTGCTGCTTGAGCTGCGTTAGCTTTTGAAGTAGCGTCTGCTGCTGCAGTTGCTACTGATGCTGCGTCACCTGATACTCTAAGTGCTGCTTCTGCTGCTACCTTAGTGGTTGCGTCTGATGCTGCAGTTGCTACTGATGCTGCGTCACCTGATACTCTAAGTGCTGCTTCTGCTGCTACCTTAGTGGTTGCGTCTGATGCTGCTGCTGATTGAGCAGATGAAGCTGATCCATAGGCATCAAATACGCCAGACTTTACGGATAGTTTTCCAGCTCCATTTACTTCAAGCTGTGTAGATTCTACGGATTTTACAAGAGTTGTTCCACCGACAAGGTTGAGTATATAAGCATCTCCGCCTGTTTCTGTAAGTATATTTTGGCCATTGATTGTACCTGTTGCGCCTTCAACTACAAGGCCTGATTTAATTCTAAAGTTTTTTACTACTGTTGCCATTTTTTATCCCCTTTTACTGCTTATATTTTTATTGCTGTTCTAATATATCTTGCAGTAACTGCTGTACTCGTTGGAGTTACGCATAAACCTATTATACCTGAATTTTCTTCAAATGTAACATTTGCAAGAGAACTATTTGTGTTAGAAATAATGTTTGACTGCGAGACGTTTATGTTGGTTCCATCATTAAGAACTACAATGTCTGATGTTTCATAAAGACTTCCTCTAGAAAGCTGTAACTGATAGTTAACTGTCCTAAAAGCTGTTTTTGAAAATGTATCTAATGTTGTTTTATTTTCTATATCACTTACAGTTAAATCGTTATTTCCTTCAAGACCTAAAAGAGTAACTGTTTCGTTAGTAGTATTAGACAAGTTTGAAAGTGTTGTCTGGACCGCTGCTACTTTGTACTGAATTGAGTTTACGTCAGTAGAACCATTTATACCAATTTTTGCTTCAATTGCTTCAATAGCATCATTGGCATTTATATGCTGATCTGAGTGTGAGGGACTTGCTAAACTGCTTGTGCTTGTCGGGTTTGTTAAAGTGTCTAAGCTTGTTGGGAAACTAGTTGCCAATTGTGCCACCATCCATTGTTACTGCATTATTTATTATATTTAGCTGAGAGTCTGGGACTCCGCCGTCATACCCAATTATAACAGGTTTTTGTTCTTCAATTATTGAATTTTCATTTATTGTTTCAAAATCTAATTCGTTTACGTCTACTGTATGCACGTTGCCATCGTAGTCGTGTGTATGTGGTAAAAAAGACAGATCTCTTGTTAAAGAAACCCATCCGTTTCCATCGTGTATCTTTAAGGCTCTGTCAGTTAAATTAAAAAACAAGTCTCCCATGCTTCCCTGTGGATCGGAAGCAAGAGAAACTATGTTTAATAAAGATTTAACTTTTTTAGACATTTTAGCCTACGACAACAACTCTATATTGGCTGGCTGTAGGGGCTACAGCAAATCCTATTGATACTATATCAACAGTTGAGTGTGTTGTATCTACAATAACCTCTTCTTTGCTTGATATATCATAAACAGTAACTGCTATGTCTCTTGTATTTAAAAAATGAGATACCTGAAAAACAGTTGAAGATCCATCTCCAATTGTTTCTGAGTATTTTCTTGCAATTGCATGGTAAGGCGCTCCAGTGCTACCAAGTTTCCATTGATCTGAGGTTTCGTCCCAAAGAATTTCTGCGTCTGGGGCACTTCCTCTTTCTACAACGATTCCAGCATCTACAGTTGGTGCTCCTGTTGCATTACTGTTAAGTTTTACCTTGTTATCTTCAATATTAATCTGTGTTGTGTTTACAGAATTAACGGTTCCAATAACATTTAAGTTTCCGCCAACTTGCAGATTTCCAGTAATCTCTACGTTGTCTGGCAATCCAATTGTTACTGCGGATGTGTGTCCACTATTTGGGGAAACAGTAACTTCGTTTGCTGTTCCAACGATAGTTGCTACATAATCTCCTGTTGTTTGAGTACTTAGCGGGATGACTAAATTGGTATCGCTTGCTGCTGTTATTCTTCCTTGCTGATCAACAGTAAATGTTGGTACCTTGGTAATTGAACCGTATGTACCAGCTGTAACGGCGGTATTGTCTAGGTCTATTGTTGTTACGCCAGTAGTGTCGTTGTATGAGGCAGTTAATGATTGCCCACCAACTACATATTGACCAATTGCGTCTTGAATTACTTCTAATGAACCAGAAGTTGAGATCCAATTTGTTCCATCAAAAAAGTATAAAATATTATTTGATGTATTAAAATAAATCTGTCCTGATACTGGTGACGATGGTGCGCTTGCTAAATTTTGAACTCTAGCATTTAAAAGTTCATTTTTATTTAGATCAAGATTTACTACAAATTGTCTTGCCATTTTGTTTCTCCTTTATGACAGATATGCTGTCCCTGAAAATGGTTGAGCCATTCTCAGCGTTATTTTATTTAAACTGTTGTAATCTACTTCAGTTTCTAAGATATCTCCTGAACTAGCTTTTACTGTTACGTTTGGGCTAAATCCAAGATTGTGTGTTATTTCTATAGAATACACTCCTGCTGATAAAACAAGATTTTGTAAAGACCAAGAGCTAGAAAAAGCAAATTCTCCTGGAGTCTGAACTAATGTTATCTGTTGAGCATTGCTCCAAGACAAATCATTAAGTTTTGGCCCATAGAATTTTGTTGTTACAATATCATAATAAAAATCTCCAGCTGTACCCAAATTATTTGAGGGTGCTCCAGAGCCATTTAATATTGTTCTTCCAGCAGGTCCTTGTGGTCCTGGAGAATTAACAACTACTTGATTTTTTACTCCTGATATAAATACTTGCTCTGGCATCAGATGGTTACCGATCTACTAAGAGATATAAAGCCTTCAAGTAGTTTTATTTTATTTGAATTGCTATCTGTAACCATTATGTCATATGATGATTTTGGATAAAATAACTTGCTTGTTTGTGTTGGTGTCATCTTAATTGTTAGCTTACCGTTAGTGGGGTCTATTACAATTCCGCCAGATGGCGATGTTAGGGTAAAAGCTAATTTAGTTCCGCCTTTTAAATCACGGACTTGCATTTTTGCAGAAGCGCCAGTTAGATCTATGGGATTTCCATCTTGATCTTGATAAATTGCTTCAAACGTGTGGGTTGTGTTTTGATCCACTTCCCAATTTTTTTGTCCTGCCATTTGCTAGTACTCCTAAATAGGAAAACTCCTATGCCAATTTTAGCACAGGAGCTATCCTAATCGAGTAAGATTTATTTCTTGGTAAATCCAAAAGCTAGTTCATTTGGATTTAAGGCTTTCAAAATAACGGGTGCACAAGCTGCGATTCCGCCCATCAAAAGGTCTCTAGGGTTTGTGTTCCCTGTCATGTACAAGGCAATTGCCGCACCTAAAAAGTGGCGACCATAACTTGCTAGTGCTGCTAGAATTTTTTCTTGCATTTCTAATAGTCCATTCTGTTTAAGATCTTTTTTCATTTAGATCCTCCTATTTCTGAGCATTGCGCCCAGGAATTTTGGGGTTTAACCCAATTATATTATACTACCATAAATAGATATTGACAAGCCTGCTTAGTGCCCAGTTAGGGATCTCCAGCCTTGTAGAATCAAACTATTCACCATATATATAGAAAAAAGGTTAAAAATAATTTCAGGAACAATATAAAAATTACTTTTACGAATAGGATTTTCTAAAACATCCTTATAAGATGTCCTAGACGCTACTTTCATGAAGAAATGTCTACAAGTTCGCAATTGCCATCTGAGCTGCAAGCAAGAGTGGCATTTGTAGATGTTCCATCTTCTGTTTCGTAAAAATATAAATCTGCCCACCTAATTTCTTTAGGCATTTTTGCAACCAGGTTTTCATATTCTAATTTAGAAACTTCTTGGTACGGAGCCTGCTTGTATGAGTGATCGGACATAGGCAAGAATGATATTCCAGAGACTTCATCAAAGTTTTTATATACCCAAGCTCCTACTTCCATCCATTCATCTTCTTTTACTGAAACTGTGATAGATGGCTTATGCTCGCACCATGCACGTTGGTAAACTAACCAAATATTTAAGTGTTCAATTGCCGTCAAATCTTTTCTAACCACAGCCCCGTCTGGAGCTTTTATTGGAAACGAAAATACATAGGTGTCGTTTGGCTTCATAACGTCATCCTCTACTGGAATTCCAACTTCTTTTAAAAATGTAGATATTGGATCTCCTTTTGAGCCACGAACTGTTCTAATGTAATACGGAGAATGCCAAGCATGCATTCCTGAAGATACTCCAACTAGTTGAGATACTGTTCCCGATGGCTTTACACATGTAATAGCAGCAGACTCTGGAATTCCAAGATTTCCTGCCTCTTTTTTATTTGTCTCTCTAGCTTTTTCTCTAAGAGTCATTAAAAATGCTTCTAAAGACACCAAGTCTTCTTTTCCAGACATAAACTGATGACCAAATTGTCCAGTCAGAGATACCCCTAGTAATCTTTCCTCTTCTGTGTTATCTTTCCAAATTTTACGAAGGTACTTAAAATTAGTAAGAGTAGACTGCCATGTTCCAAGAATTGTTGCTAGTTCTACTTTACGCTCAATATCTTTTTTTGTATCTTTTTCACGTAGTACGACTTCTGAAAGATTACAAAACTGATAAGGACGTAAAATAATTTCTGAACAAGGGTTAGTTCCGTAGTGTATATCTGGATCTCTTTTTCCATACTTGGCTGCCTGGGCTTGAGCTGCGGCCACATTGTATATACCTCGTTCTCCTGATTTTGAATCATATAAGGATTTCCATTCTGCAATAAATTGTTCCATCTCTGGTTTACGAGAATACGCAACAGAGTTATTTGAAAGAGCACGTTGTCCATTATGCTCCCACCAATTACCAGTTTTTGCTTGTGCCATTTCAATATCATTAATATTAGAAAGAGAAATTAATGCAGACCTTCTAACTCCACCAACTACCACAATTTCTCCAATCTTACACATAATGTCATGTGCCTCAATTGGTTTAAATGATCTACCTGCTGCAGATTTAAATTTTGCAATTGTAAAATCAAACAAGTTAACTAATGGCTGTGGTCCTGATGACCTGCCACCCATAGTCTTAAGTCTTGCGCCAGCGGGACGAAGTTTGCTTACATCAATTGAAGGAACTTGACCAGACCAAAGAAGTGCAAGCAATTCACGAAACGCTTTTGCCCAACCAGACTTAGAATCTTCAACAATAATTACTGTTGTAGACTTTTCAAAAGATTCTGGAATCGCTGGAAGCTTATTAATGTATTTATACTCAACGGAAAATCCTACTCCCGTTCCACACATAAGTATATACATTGTCTCGTCAAATGATCGTGGAGAATCTACTGGTATAAACGAACAGTTATATCCTGCAACATGGTCTCTATCTAAAGCAGGTCCTGCTGTCATTACAGATCTCATTGATGGCATTACATCACGATTGTAAACAGATTCTTTTAATTCTTTTAATAAATTTGGTTCTGGGACGTAGCCATTGTTGTCTTTAAGATACTTTATCATGTAGTCAAAATATCTATCTACTGTTTCTGCCCATGTCTCACGACGGTTTTCTTCTGAAATCCATCTTGCATAACGAGACAATGCAATAAAATTTTCATATGGGTTTTCAATAATTTTTGACATATATACCTTTTTCTTCGCTTAGCGTTTGATTATTTTTGGATGAGGTCTAAGTGTATCAAACTTTATTTATAAAAAGAAGTGTTTATAAGTTTTTTAAAAAATTATTATTACTCAACTAAAACAATGTTTAATAACTTAAATAGTTATATATAAACGCTAAATCATTACTTTACACAAAAAAATACTAGTTGACTAGATTGACTTATTCTTGTTTCTAATGGTATTATTATAGTTCGTTATCTCTAAAGGAGGAATGCCAATGGAGAAAATTAAAGAACGTTTGAGTGATGTAGTCCATAACTGGATGGCAATAGGAGTAGTAGTACTATTTTTATTTTCCGTCCAACCAGGGCCTACGGCTTCTCAAGCTTTAACTGTAGAAATACAAAAAACTGAAAAACAACTAAAAAGAGAAATACTAGATAAGTTCAGCAATGAAACTTATAAGCACTCTCAAATTCTTTCCCCAGAAGATTTAAAAGATTTGCTGTGGGCTGTTGGATTTGAAGGAGCTAGTTTAAAAACAGCTTGGTCTGTTGCAAGGGTAGAATCAAACGGGAGACCGCTTGCTCTAAACGACAACAAATCGACTGGAGATAAATCTTACGGAATTTTTCAAATTAATATGCTAGGGGAACTTGGCGTAGACAGATTAGAAAAATTTAATTTAGTTTCAAATAAGGAATTATTTGATCCAGTAACAAACGCAGAGATAACGTATTTTATGACTAAGGGCGGTAAAGATTGGTCATCATGGTCTGCTTCGACAGGCAAAGCCCAGGATATTGTAAAAGATTTCCCTAAACAATAAGGAGCCATATTGAAAAAGATACAAATCGTATCTAAATATATAGCCCTATCGGAAGAAGGCCTTGTTCCTAGACTTGAATGTCCTATGGATCAAGGCTTTCTTATGCCTAATGTAGATTTAAATGATAGAATATATTTATACTGCCTTTCTTGCAGTTACAAAACAACAATTGGGAGTAACCGTTATGAGTCTATTGAAAAACTTGTTAAATCAAGAAGTTCCTACTGACGGTGGTCAAATAAAAGAAACAGACTCTATGGGTCGAGAAATATTTTGGCTAGACATAGGTAGACCCAATGAATGAAGAAAAAGAACCTTCTCAAAACTTAGAAGATAACCTTCCAATGGTTAATTATATTATGTTGCACAGGATATATGACTTATTAGTGCTAATATCGAAATCAGTTGCTGAGCCAGAAGAAGTTCAAAAAATGATTGACTATCACGAAAAAGGTTTTTTGCTTGGACCCGTTCCTTCTTTTACTTCTGTAGATAGCAATGAAGATGTCTAAAAAAAATCTAGTAAACATACCTCCATTTTTTTATTTTCCAAAAAATATGTTTTATCTAAAACCAATGACTTTAAAAACTTTAAAGAAAAGAAATTTATTAGAAAAAATACCCAAAATAATTAAATTAAAAGCTAATTATCATATTAACCAAGGAAATAGAGCAAAAAATTTATTAAAAATATTAAAAAAACATGGAGAAATTGTTTCTTTTTTTGTAAATAAAGAACTTTACATTACAGCTTTTTCCCCAGAAGCTGCATACCAAGTATCTGTTGCTCAAAAAGATAACTTTTCAAAAGGTAGGGGCTGGAATAGAATTAGAAAATTTGGTGGCGAAGGCATGTTAACACTAGAAGAGCCTACCCATTCTGAAAGAAGAAGTATTGCGCAGCCGAGCTTAAATTATAAAAAAATACAAAAAGATTATTTTGACATCATGTGTGACAAATCTGAAAACAAAATGATTGATTGGCAAAGAAATAAAAAAATAGAAGTACATACTGAAATGGTGCATTTAACTCTTGAAATAGTTTGTCAATCTCTATTTGGCATTGATTTTAAAGAAAAAACTTCTTTTGTTAAAAAACATATGGATATCTGTGTGACAAACGGAGAAAGAACGGTGTCTCCTCTACTTCATAGATTTGATCATACTAATTTACCAATCTTTAAACAATTTAGAGAATCTTCAATTGAGCTATACAACTTTGTTCAAAAAACTATTGATGAAAGAATTAAAAATCCTATAGAGTCAAACGATTTATTAAGTGTTTTTATAAAATCATACCAAGATCCAGAAAGCAATTTATCTTTATCTGACATAAATAATGAAATATTAACAATGCTACTGGCTGGGTTTGAAACTACGGCAAATGCTTTATCTTTTGCAATATGTAACATAAATGATAATCCTAAATACCTTGATCTTCTTAAAGAAGAAGCAAAAGAAATACTTTCAAAAAGAAATGATGATAATTTCATAGAATTAGTATCTAACGCAAAAATTTGCTCATCTATAATTAAAGAAACTTTGCGAATTTATCCTCCTCTTTGGATACAGCCAAGATTTTGCAAAAAAGATTCTACAATTGACGGTTATTTTTTTCCACAAGGATCCAATATTGTTTTAAGCTCTTATCCTATTCACAATAATCCTAAAATATATGAAAGTCCAGAAAAATTTATGCCAGAAAGATGGACTAAAGACTTTGAAACAAATCTTCCAAGAGGTTCGTACTTTCCATTTGGAATGGGGTCTAGAAAATGTATAGGAGATATGTTTGCTATGCTGGAGATGAAAGTAATTTTATTAAATATATTTGCAAATTTTGATTTAAAGACAAATAAAAAAAATCCAGGTGGTCAATCACACGTTTCATACAGACCTTTAAAAAAAATAAAAGCTACAATTAAGCCTATTGACTTATAAATTAAAATATCTTACTATTGCATAGATGCAAACGTTACAGTTTGCAGTTGCGTTCTTTTAGAATGCATTAGACCCAGACGGACCCGCCTCTGTCTGGGTTTATATTTTATTTAGGTGTATAATTAATACATGAGTCCAAGATATTTTTCTAAATTTACCAATAACCCATCTTCTGAGGGCGGTTGGTATCATTTTAGTGGTGCAAATTTTAAACCAGGGGACCCAGAGTATAACTTATATATAAAATTTAAATTGTTTAAGTATAAATTTAAAAAATTATTTAGAAAATAGCCTTATCCAAACCCGCAACTTGACCCGCAGGAGCCTCTGAAGGCCCTTCTAAGGCAACTTTATATACAACTTGCTGCTATCTGATGCTAAAAAGACTTAGACGCTTTAAAGTCATTCTTAAATTTTTCACATAGACTATTAATCTCATTAAACATCTCTATAATTTCTGAAAAATTTTCTTTTTCTAAGTTTTCTTTAATTGTAAAAAATAATTTAGCTTTATTATAAATCTTAGGCTTTTCTTCTGGAACGGCATTTGTATATCCTGGATGGGATAGCGGGTGAACTCGTATTTCTTTTCTTGCTTTTTCTAAAAATTTATTACAGTCTTCATTAGAAAGAGAAAGATCTTTTCCTAGCATAACTTCTGTAAAAAAATTAATATCTTCCGTGACCTGATTAAATGTAAAAACATTAAGATTTTTAAAATTATCTAGAGTTGCGTTAGCATACCCTTTATATATTTGTATCTGTGCGTATATGTGCTCGTCCATATTAAAGTCAGGTATCTCGGCTGGGATGACCACTCCGTTGGAAACAGTATCCCCAGCTCCCCCATAGGTTTTAGTAATAACTGAGGCTATAACATCTTTTGGGTTTCTTACAATAGTAACTTGCTTTATTATGTCGTAGACTCCATACAATCCCATTATATTATTAGATCTTGACACAAAGTTATTGTCAAAAGACGGAATAGGGCTAGTGTTAATTGTATTGATGCTAGAGTCTAATGGGCTACCTCCTCTGCGATTAATGCTTTTTGCTAATAAATATTGTGACCAAGTAGATCCACTTCTAGGCATAGAGTTAATTATTATTTGATTATATTTATTCATTATAATTCCTATATTCTCGGTCTAGTGAATCGTCGAAAAAGAGAGTGAATTTGGATATTTCATGTTCTCCTAATTTCTTGCCACTTAGATCTATTCCTTTTCGATAAAGTCCAGTACCTTTACCAAGTTCTGTCTGACTATCTACATATGCATGTTGATCTTCAGGTGGAAAATCTTCTAACATTCTTTCATTATATTTAACAGTAATTTTACTATTATTAAGTGCGGCGGCGGAAAAGGGCATAAATGCTGCTATTTGTGTATATGCAGGTATAGTTATTTTCTTATTAGGTTCGGTTAACCTCAAAGTAATTTCCCATGCACCTTTGAAAAAGGAGGTGGAAAGAAGTGTTGTATATACCTGAAATCCTTCATAGAACTTATTAGGAATAGGATAGGCCAACATGCTAGTATTCTTATCTGTCTTAAATCTAAGTCCTGTAGATATAGCTAATGTGGCCCAACCTCTATGTTTATGTATCCAAGTATCTCCAGAATGTACTGTAATTCCATGATTTTCTTCTGAGTCATATGTCCCATCCCAGGTAAAGGAGATATCTTCTGGAAATGATATGCCATATCCCATCTGGTTAGCTAATGTCATAGGCATACATCTGTATACTGCATCAAATGGAAGATTATCCATCCAATCTCTCTGTACTGGAAGAGGAGAAATTATTCCAGATCCCCCGCCTTTTAATTTATAAACTTCAACTTCGTACATTTAAACCAATACGTAGGATAGAAATATGTAAGCAAATCCAAAGATAAGCATACTTGCAACTAGCTTCTTATAAACAGTATTCATCCTATCATTATACAATATTAGATTATATATAGCTATATAATCCTAGTTGACTAGAATATATATACCAACATTACAAGAAAAAAGATTACTCCTATGGTTATATAATCTGCTTTGCCATTATTCATTAATTTCAGTTACCTTAAAATTGTCCCAAACAACAAATGCAGTTACAGGTCTTACTTTTTTGTTTCTACTGGGCTGATGATGATTCCAATAACATAAATCTTGCTTATTAGCAGTTTCTATAGCTTCCTCTTCACTATTAGCCATAACTTCAATTTCATAAGATTCTTCCGTTTTGCATAAAACTTTATAGGACTTGCTTCCTTCTCCAAATTTCTGTCTTGGATCTACTAAAAACGTATATTCAAAAAATTTTCCTTTTAATACTTCAAATTTAAGTTTTTCATTAAAAAGAATAGATCCACCTTCACATACGGATGTGACTTTGTCTCCAGTTTCTTCTGGAAATACCACGCTAAAATCATCTTCTCTAGCTACTAAAGCTTTTATATAAAAAGGATCTTTATTTTCATAACGATACATGTATTTGCTTATTACCGTTTGTTGGATTTTCATCATAACTTCTAGATTATCTTCTAAGTTTAAGCCATGGAAGGTATTAACATTTGTTACTATGCACTCTTCCATATATTTCCTTCTATGCTTTATGTTTTCTGTGTATTTTCCAGAATTGGAGCATAGGAACCCCTACACCCCTTAAAAATTAAAGAGTATCCCCGAAACTGGCACTAGGTTGTAAACCCGCAATTAATCGGTTCCTGCTTTGCTTAATGACTTTTCCGTCATTGTATGCACCTGAAGTTTAACCCCTTGATATTATCTCCGAAAACTGTTCAAGGTTATCATGATAGCATTTAAAATATTCCTAGGTCAAGGATATAAATTATTTATTTTTAGGAATTAAAGTCTGAGGTCCTTCTGTACCAAATAAAGACTTTTTAATAGGAACACAGTTAGGTACTTGTCGACCATTTTTATCTTTCATGCCTACCTGCTTGTATCCGCTCCAACAAGCCTTTTGCATATTGTCCCATTTGTCTTCATCTTCGTTATCTGAAATATAATCTTCGGATTTATACATATTGTCATGGCCCTTGCACATTTTCATATCACAGCCACCGCTTGCCTTGCACGCCATGCAACCATTACACTTACAGTTTATTGTATTATCCATAATTAAATTATAGCATTATAATTTTAAGATCTTAGCTATATAATCTTAGTCGACTAGTATTTTAGATTTCATAAAATGTTAATATATTTTTAATTTGTATGATACACCCCTGCGAGATGTCCGATATGCCCCATTAGTGCGACCATATGTGATGTAACTCATAATGTTTTTACAAAGTTTTTTTTAATTTGTCCGACATGTCCGAATTGCGACTTGATAAATGTCAGTCCCCCCTGTTAGGCTTATAGTATAAAGAAAGTAAGAAACTCTTACTAAAGAAAGGCGGTAATCTAATGAACGATTATCTAGACTATATGGACGAAATCTACGAAGAACTCGTAGAGGAGTTCGGACACGAAATCGAGTCCGTGTGTGAGCATAATCACACTAACGCCTAACGGCGTGTCGCTAGTAAATGTCAGCCCTATCGGCTACAATTACAGCATAACAACTAAATAAGAATTAGAGCGTGAGCCTAGCAAATAATCCGAAAGGTGAGCCTAGCAAATAACCGCTCAACAACTAACTAATAACTACTAACAAAAAGGATAGAAAATAAAATGACAATAACATACTCAATATGGGACGGCGCTCAACTACTAGGCGTTGATTTCAAGGCTACTAGCGCCGATGAAATGAATAAGGTCGTAGCAGACCTACAAAAAGTTTCTAAAAATGTTGTAGCACATATGCGAAAGGTGGAAATGTAATGATGACTAAATGGGATACTATTCAGGCAGATGTAAGCGATGCTTATGTTTATCTTGATGAAGAAGAAGCCTATAATAAGGCACTAGAAGAAGGCTTAGTAATAGGCTCTACCGAATATGACGAAGATGAATTATCTAAATCATTAACATTAGATTGGGAGGCATACGAATAATGATACCTAATGGATTTGAGTTAATTGTATCTAATGACTATGGATTAGAGTTGGATAGTTTCTTAGGGGCTATCTATCTACCTTGGCACACTATTATTATCACCGCCCTAGCACTAATCGCTTATAAGATTTATAAGAGAAAGAAGAATAAGTAAATGAAACTAATACTATCTACCGCCCTACTATGTTTAGGGGTAGCGGTATTCGCTACCTACTCAGAGCCTATCTATGGCAATTGTAAAAATACTTTCGAAGGACGCACATGCGACCTACTAGGATATGAGTGGGGCAGATAATGGCTAACCCTAGCGGTTTCTATACATGCCCTAAATGTGATCGGCTAAATGCGGGTGCGTATACTAAATGCGTATGTGAGGAAGATAACAAAGAATAAACGGCGTGTCGGCTTGACAAAAGCGGAAGCGCCCACAAAAGCTGTGGGGGCATTTTGTGATTTAAGACACATTAAAAAAAAGCCCTGAATTCTGGGCGTGTCGCGGCGTGTCGGGCGTGTCGCATGTGATTAAGAACACACAGTTTGAGCGTCTCATTATTTGGAATTACTGGAAAGTAATATGCAAAATGTCGGTGGCTTCCGCTATAATTGCGGTATAACGAAAGGAAGTGGCTAACAATGGCTAACTTATACACAATAGAAAACTTGCTAATTGGCAAGACTTACAACTCAAAAACTTTGCGTGGAGAAATTATCTCAGCAGAAAAACACCCTAACGCAATTTGGTATGGAGAAAATACCGAAGCGTATTTGGTAGAAATAAATGCTGGAACTTTCCGCAATAAATTCCGCACAATAGCGGTGAAGGTTGGTGAGTAAATGGGATACATTGAAATTTTCACCATGAATTCTGAGGGTGCTGGGTGGCTTGACCTCTCAGATATTCCCGCCGAAACTTTATTAGAATTGGAAATCGGATTATTTCAGGAGGGTGCGCTCTAGGGCGTGTCCTCCCCAAAATGTCGGTGGCTTAGGCTATAATTACAATTAACAACAACGAAAGGGAAAACCTAAAATGAGTAAAATGAAAGAATACATAGAGATAATCGCAGCCGAATGTGATGAATGCGGTGGCGCAGGATTTATATTTTTTGGAGATGAAAAAAACTATGATGTAGAGACTTGCGATTGTGTCGCTGAGGTCGCTGACGAACTAACAGTAGATTGGGTAAATAACTAATGTATAAAATAACTGTTGCTAATGATGAAAACGCAATTCATTTTGCAAAAGAATATTCAGATGAATTAAACGCACACGAAGAATTTGCTAAATTTACTGATTGGGGATTTGCTGATGAATACTCAACTATTAACTTATTTACTCCAACGGGTAAATGTTACACTAAGATTTTTCACCGAAACGGAAAGGTAGTAAAAAGATGATGACTAGAAAAGATTATATTGCTACTGCTGAAATATTAAAATATATTAGCAATAAAACTCACCCTGCTGTTTTTTCTAAAACCGTTCATGACTTTGCGGAGATGTTTGCAAAAGATAATGAGCGATTTGATGTAACAAAATTTCATGAAGCGAGTGGGTATCGTGTTCCTAACTTCTCTTCAAAATAAAGTAAAACGAATTCAGGAATTGCGCCGTAGTAATGCGGCGCAACCTGTTCGCAATAAAAAAAAATACACACGCAAAATAAAACATAAAAAATCTGATCTAATTTAATTGTGGATAGCTAACAACGCGGTCGGGCGTGTCGCGCCCACAAGGGTGCGGGGTCGGGCGTGTCCTTAAGAGTGTGATTAAAAACATCCTGAAAGCTGGGGTGTTTTGTAATAAATGTCAGTCAACCCTGATATACTATCAACTCAAACAACGAAAGGTCAACTCATGAATGATATTAACTCATGCTACTGTACTAACTATTCTATTTGCACAATTTGTGTAATGGGATATTACCGTGATGAAACATTCGACTATATGGAAACACGTATGGCCGATGCGGAAATGGGGGATTTATAATGTCGGACCCAACTGTTATAATTACTCCCATGAAATTAAAAAGATCTAATGATCGCAAAGTCGCTAACCTTGTTACAAAGAATGGCAAGCAAGCAGCAATTGCTAATACTTTTGGGCTGCCCGCTGGTAAAGAATACTCATGCCCTGGCGCAACTTCTATTTGTGAGACTGTTTGCTATGCGGGAAAATTAGAAAAACTTTATAAGGCTGTTAAGGCTAATCTGCTGCACAATTGGGAATTGTTACGCAATGCGGATAATGACACAATGGTGCGTTTATTGGATGAGATGATCATAGAATTTGTTGCCGATTGTGATAAGAAGAATGCGCCTAAGTTATTCCGTATCCACTGGGATGGCGATTTTTTTAATGATACTTATACCTATGCCTGGAAGACTGTTATTGAAAAGCATTCCGATATTCAATTTTGGGTGTACACACGGGTAAAAGACGCAGCGCTTATTCTAAAAGATATATCTAATCTATCTTTATATTATTCTACGGATGATGAGAATAAAGAGATCGGCCATGAACTAAAAGTAAATGAAGGAATTCGCCTTGCTTACTTAGGAAAGACTTTTGCGCTTACCGAAAGTACAATGAAAGAATTGACGGGTAAGCCTGGCGCTAAATGTCCTGAGAATATAAAAAGTATTCCGCTTATCTCAAGCGCAGGCAGTGCGTGTGTATCATGCGGCTTATGTGTTTATGGTAAAGCAGATATTAGATTTAGTGCTAGTAAAAAATAAACAGAAAAGGTATAATATACTATGGAATTAATTGGAGCGCTAATTGGATTCTTTTTTGTTTTGTTTTTAATTTTTCCCCCTTTAATTTTTTTATTTGTTTTATTATATACAAAACCTGATATAGATAACAACGGGCTTAGCGGGGAACAATAGCGCCGAAGCTGCGCCCACAAGGGTACGGGGTCGGGCGTGTCGTTACGGGTGTGATGTAAAACACCCCGAAACCCTACAGATATGTAAAGAATTGTCGGTGTATTGTGGTAAAATACTCTTATCCAACAACGAAAGGCTCTAATGAAAACACTAGAACACTCTCTTAGATTTATTACAGAGTTAGATGAAACTAATCCAACCGCACAACGATTACTAGCATTAGATACAACTACGCAGGCATTATTATTAGAAGCCATGCTACACGATTTACTTGTTCCTGATATTATGCCACTTATAGATAATCTAAACTCAGGCAATTCTTACGCAACACTAAAGGTTGTGAAATAATGTTAGCAACTGCCATCGGAATACTTGACGCAACCAAAGATAGTATTTTTGACGATGAAATTATGGGATTAGCAGGCGAACTCCATGAACGCAGAAATGAACTATCAGATGAAACTTTTGCTAAGTATTTATTTATGTATTCC